GATAATATTAAATGGCGCCATCAAAATATTAAGAATATGATTGAGTGGAGAAAATTTACTAGTGGCATATAAAATATACGATCACAAATTTGAATGGAAGGGAAATTTCAGATACGCGCGTACGTGTATAGAACAAGCATTAGAACAAATCGATTATCCAGAAGATCTTAATATATTTAATCATACAGATTTAACCCAGATGAATTATTCTAATGTATTATTTGTTAAGCCTACAGCACCCACCTCAAAACATTTTGCAATAGATACCATTGGGTATGCTAATAGTTCTAAGTTGGCTTTTGAAGAACCAATGGAATATGAACCTATGTATTCATACCTAAATCCCAATAATAATATGGATTGGAGTAAAATCGTCTCATTAATTGATCGAAGGTCTAATAAATGGGACGATTCTATACTATTGAAATGGAGAAAAGCTAAAGCTGTACCAAAGGATCATATATTAGTTATTGGCCAAATGCCTGATGATGAAACAGTAAAAGGATATGGATTAGGTGGGCATTTAGAAAAGCTTAAATTAATAGTAGAAAGATTAACTGCACAGGTAACAGAATTTCCAATCGTAGTAAAGACCCATCCTAAATTTAAACTTGATCTAAAGACAAAAGAAAAATGGATATCTCGTGGTGTAGATGTAAGAGTAGGATTCGAATCAATACATGATTTCCTCCCGTACACACGTGTAGCTATAATAGATAATAGTACTGCAGGAATAGAATGCTTAATGCATGAGGTTCCTATTATATCACATGGTTGGCCAGAGTATCATTGGGTAACTAAAAAATTACAAGTATTAACACAACTACCTTCTTTAGTTAATAATTTAGAATGGCACGAAAAAGAAAGAGCTAAGAAATTCATATATTGGTATATAAACGATTACCTTTGTCATGATGTTAAAAGCACTGTAAATAGGTTAAATGGAATCTTTAACAGTTAAAAAAATTAACGAAACTTTCCTAGAAATAGAATGCGAGGCCTCTACAGAAAGAGAGCTCTCAGAGCATTTTTGTTTTTATGTACCTGGATATAAGTTTATGCCAGCTTATAGGAATCGTATGTGGGATGGAAAGATTCGACTATTTGACACGAGAACTAAACGTTTGTATTGTGGTCTTTTACATTATTTAAAGGAGTTTGCCACTGAAAGGGAATATTCCATACATGTTGATAAAGACAATGGTGTCTTTTCTGATGAAACATTGTCGCAGATTGACTTACAGAAATTCGTGTCACAGATCAACCTTTGTGTACAAGGAAAGGGTATTACCCCTAGGGAATATCAAACGAGGGCAATATATCAATGCATTTCAGAGCAAAAAACATTGTTATTAAGCCCTACAGCCTCTGGAAAGAGTTTGATCATATATCTAGCAATGCGTTATTTTCTGCAGAATATAGATGAAAATGAGATTAATCTTGCTAATAAAGTCCTAATAATCGTACCCACGACATCACTTGTCGAGCAATTATATGCCGATTTTGGTGACTATTCTTCAAAAGATACATGGAATCATATACAACATTGCCATAGAATATATTCAGGAAAGGAAAGATATAACATTAAAAAAAGAATAGTTATAAGTACATGGCAATCAATCCATAAGATGAAGTCAAATTGGTTTGAAGATTATGGTATGGTGATTGGTGATGAAGCTCATAACTTTAAAGCTAAATCTCTTATAGCCATAATGGAAAAATGCATTAACGCTAAATATAGAATGGGTACAACAGGAACTTTAGATGGTACTCAAACACATCAATTAGTATTAGAAGGCTTATTTGGTCCTTTATATAGAGTAACAACTACTAAAAAACTTATGGATCAAAAAAATCTCGCACAAATGAAGATATCAGTATTATTATTAAAATATAAAGACGAATATCGCAAAGAAATTTCTAAGACTAAGTATCAGGAAGAATTAGATTTTATAGTTAAATATACTCCGAGAAACACTTTCATATCTAACTTAGCTTTAGATCAAAAGGGAAATACTCTTATCTTATTCCAGTATGTAGATAAACATGGTAAACCGTTGTATGAATTATTGTCTAAAAAGATATCTAAAAACCGAAAATTGTTCTATGTTTCAGGTGAAACTCATGTCGATACAAGAGAAAAAATAAGATCTATTACTGAAAAAGAAAATGATGCTATTATTGTTGCTTCACTAGGTACGTTCTCAACTGGCATAAATATAAAGAGACTACACAATTTAATATTCGCATCACCATCCAAATCACAAATAAGAGTATTACAATCAATAGGAAGAGGGCTTCGTGTAAGTGGAGATGATATAAATACTAATGTATATGATATAGCAGATGACCTTCATTGGAAAGCCAAGAAGAATTATACGCTCAACCATGCAGCTGAAAGAATTAAAATATATTCAAAAGAAAAGTTTAAATACGGAATTTTTGAGGTAAATATATAAATGGAAGAGAAAATAAACATACGACAGTTCAAACTAATGAATGGTGAAGAAATCATCGCATTAGTAATGCAAAAAGAACCTAAGGCTTATATCATAGAAAGACCCTTTGTAATTAAATCTAATATTATTGGCGGATTTGCAATCTTTCCATGGTTTCCCTTCTCAGGACAAAAGATCTTTAAGATATCAAATAACCACATCTTGCATCACGTCGAAATCGTCGATGAGCTTAAGACAGAATATATAAGATTAGCAGCACATCATATGAAACCTAAATTGACGGAGATAGATAGAATGAACCCTGAGGAGCTGTTAACGGACTTTGAGGACTTCATTAATGATATGGATCCTGAAGAAATTGAATATGAGGATAATGTTATACCATTCCCTAAACCAGAGGATATTATTCATTAGTACTCTCTCTGTCCTGGGGACACTATACTATTATATCATAAAAATGATGATTTGTAAACCTTTTTTTGCAAATTTTATAAAATAAATTAGTTTACATTTGCCAAAAAATGTGGTATAATAGACTATACATAATGGAGATAAATTATGGTAACTGAAGCGAAAAAGAAACCTCATTATATTAATAATAGAGATTTTAGTCTAGCAGTAGTTGATTACGTCAACTTAGCTAATAAAGCAAAGGCAAAAGATAAACCAGTTCCAATAGTAACTGATTATATTGCAACCTGCTTTATAAAGATTGCGGAGGGATTGAGCCATCGGCCAAATTTTGTACGATATACGTATAGAGAAGAAATGGTAATGGATGGGGTAGAAAATTGTCTAAGAGCAATTAATAATTATAAGATCGAAACGGCTACACGTACTGGTAAGCCAAATGCATTTTCCTATTTTACTCAGATTGTTTACTTTGCTTTTATCAGAAGGATAACCAAAGAAAAGAAACAACAAGATATTAAGATGAGATATATCGAGAGAATGGGAATCGATGATTTCACTGCTATGGGTATGGATGATTCAGGTGCAGCAGAAACTATGGCTTATGTTGATACACTTCGGGAAAGAATATCTAAAGTAAGGCATGTCGATAAGAAAATTAAAACCTTTGAGAAAATAGAAAAGAAAAAAGAGAAAGAGAAATTAGAACTCTTTATGGGATAATTATGAAAGTAGCTATTCTTAAGAAACAATGGCATTTTGATAAATGTAGGGAGAAGTAATATGCTTGTGGTTATATTAAATGACTCACATTGCGGTGTCAGAAATTCGTCAGATATATTTTTAAAATACCAAGAAAGATTCTATAATGAGATATTCTTTCCGTATCTAAAAGAACACAATATTAAAAATATCCTGCACCTAGGAGACTATTATGAACACAGGAAGTTCGTTAACTTTAAAGCGCTTAATGCTAATCGTAAGCATTTTCTTGAGCCTATGCGTGATGCAGGGATTGCCATGGATATTATACCCGGAAATCATGACGTGTTCTACAAAAACACCAACGAACTTTGTAGCCTCAAAGAACTGTTAGGGTATTTTACCAGTAATGTAAATATTATTATGAAACCTACTGTGTTGGATTATGATGGACTTGGAGTCGCAGTTATTCCATGGATTAATAATGCCAACTATGAAGAATATACCAAGTGGGCTCTTAATTGTAATGCGCCTATTCTCTGTGCTCATTTAGAATTAAAAGGATTTGATATGATGCCCGGCATTACCAATCCACATGGAATGAATGCAGATATATTTTCAAGATTTGAAACAGTACTCTCAGGACATTTCCACACTAAATCATCTCAAGGCAATGTACATTATCTAGGAGCTCAAATGGAGTTCACCTGGGCAGATGTAGATGATCCAAAATACTTTCATGTATTAGACACACGTACGCGCGAGCTCACGCCCGTACGTAACCCTATTACCATATTCAAAAAGTTTGTCTATGATGATAAAAAAATGGATTATAATAATATAGACTTAAAACAATTTGAAAGAAAGTTTATAAAGATCATTGTATTAAACAAAAACGACCTTTATATGTTCGATCGCCTAATGGATCGATTACAAAATATAGAAACTTACGAACTAAAAATAGCTGAGAACTTCGAAGAATTTCTTGGTAATAGCATAGAAGATGAAAAGGTGTCACTAGAGGATACTGCTGAACTTTTAGACTCATACGTCGAAGCAGTAGAAACAGATCTAGACAAAGAACACATAAAAGTAAAACTAAGAAAGCTATATACTGAAGCTCAAAATCTTGAGGTAGTATGATCCAATTTAAATCATGTAGGTGGAAGAATTTCCTTTCCACCGGAAACGAATTTATAGAAATCCAATTAGATAAAGATCCCACAACAATAATAAGAGGACCGAATGGTTCTGGAAAATCTACTACCATAGGTATGATGTTAGGTTTAATAAAGCCCACTTCAGGAAGTGTAATTATTAAGAATAAAAACATTGAAAATAATAGAACAAATTTGTTAGAAAAAATGAATTTTATTTCCCCGTATGTTGAACTGCCAAAAAAACTTACAGTAGAAGAAAATTTGAAAGTTTATGCACGATTATATGGTGTAAAAAATGTGAAAGAAAAAATTGATAATTTAATGGAAAAATTAAATTTAATTGATTTTAAATCAAGAAAAACTGGTGAACTTTCCTCAGGACAAAAAAATAGGGTTTCGTTAGCGAAGGCTTTAATTAATGACCCTGAAATACTTCTTTTGGATGAACCAACGGCAAGTCTTGATCCTGATGTAGGAGACTATATCAGAAGTTTTATTGAAGAATTTACTTCTAATAAAAGTTCAACAATTTTACTAGCATCACACAATATGAATGAAGTCGAAAGACTTTGTCACGAGGTTATGATGATGAAAAACGGTAAAATAATTGACAGAGGAACAAGCAGTGATTTGATTATTAAACATGGAAGAAAAAATTTAGAAGAAGTATTTTTGAAAATTGTGAGAGAATGATATGAGATTTCATAGAATGTACGCTCTGTCTTTG